CCCCGAAGGTCGGCGACGTGTTCCATCTGGCGGGCGAGGGCCATGTGGTCGACTCGAGCCAGACCGAATCGCAGAACGGTGAGAAGGCGCACACCGTTTCGCTGCAGCTGAAGAAGATGGCGCTCAAGAAGAAGGGCGGCGCATCCATGTTGGATGCCGTCAGCAAAGGCGTCCAAGACGCCCAAGGCGAGTAACTATGGAATTCAAGCCTGCCTACCCGGCGGCGCCGAAGCCAGGATCTGCGGCCTCGGTCATTCAGAATCCCCCGGCGCCGCCGGCCGCGGATGGCAAGCGCGTTGTGATCGGCAAGCCGAGCGGTACGCCGCCGCCGCACGTCATCGCGCCCCGCACGGTTGAGCCGACCCCGGTCAAGAAACAGTACATGTGGCAGCTTCGACGCGCCCGCGGTGAGAAATTCTGATGGCTGACGACGTCAATGAAATGCTGGGCACCTTCGCCGACCCGAACACGTCGGCTCCGAGCCCGGCGGGACAGGCCGCGCAGGTAGGCGTAAACTCGATCCCCGACGCCGACAACGAAATCGACGAGGGCGAGCTCGAGCTCGTCAAGACATTCTTCGAGGAATACAACACCGCACGGCAGTTCGACAAAGATGCGCGCATTCAGTACAACCGTGATCGCAAATACGCTGCTGGCCTCGCTGATCCTAACTGGGCGAGCGACGCGAACCTTATCGGCTCCTTCATCGACATTCTCGTTTCATTCCTCTACGCACAGAACCCCGATCCTGGGGTCAAGCCGGCGTTGCAAGTTGACGAGCAGCCTAACGACCAGGCCACCAAATTCGCCGACACAATGGAACTGGTTATCACTCGGCTCTGGAAAGACGGCCACCTAAAGCTGAACGGCAAGAAGTGGGTCCGCTCCGCGCTGACGTGCGGGCCGGGCTGGGTCAAGGGCACGATGCTGACGCAGAAAGTGCCGGCGCCGGAGCTCGAGCAGAGCCTGAAAACCGCGCAGGATCAGCTTGCGTCGATTCAGGCCGCCCAGCAGGAGATGCAGGAAGGCGACAGCGACGAGTCCAAGGAAGAGCAGGCCGCGGCGCTGCAGATCAAGATTCGCGGGATGCAAGCCGGGCTGATGAAGAAGAAGCGCTACGGCTTCATCGTCGACTACGTGCGCCCCGAAGACATTCAGGTGTCGCTCAACGTGTCGGATCTGGCGCAGTACAAGGAAGCGGACTGGATTTCGACCGACATGTACGTCCCGGCTTGCGAGTCTCGGAAGCGATTCCCAGACCTGAAGCCCGAAGACTACAAGGCGATGACGAAGTTCTACCAGAAAGACCTGAAGCCGATGGACACCGCGGCCGAAGCGGTGCTGGGCGACAGCCAGATCAGCGAAGGCACGTTCACCAAGACTGCGCCCGGTGGCGGCGGCAGCGGTGACGGCAACACGAACGCGAAGCCGGTCGAATTCATCAAGATCATCGAGAAGTGGGACCGCCGCGACTACATGGTCAAGACTTGCGTGGACGGCCTGAAGTGCTGGGCCACGCCGCCGTTCCCGCCCCCGCAGGCGAGCACGCGCTTTTATCCTTTCTTCTACCTCGCCTTCTTCCCGGTTGAGGGCAAGCGGCATCCGCAGTCGCTGTCGTGGCGCCTGCGCAAGCTGCAGGACGAGTACAGTTCATGCCGCAGCAACCAGCGCCTCACGCGCGAGCGCTCGGTGACGGGTGTCATCTTCAACGGCGCCGCGGTAGACCCGCAGGACGCGCGCAAGATCAGCGACGCGAACCAGCAGGAGCTCATTGAAGTTCGCATGACGGCGGATCAGCCGCTGCAGAATGCGTTCATCGCCAAGCCGGTCGGCACCTACAACCCGATGCTGTACGACACGCAGCCAATCCGCGCCGACATGGAGTCAATCTCCGGCGTGCAGGAAGCGCTGCAGCAGAACGCGGCCGGTGCGGACCGCAAGACGGCCACCGAGGCGCAGATCGAGCAGCAGGGCTTCGCTTCGCGCACCGGCGCGGACCGCGATACGCTCGAGGAAGCACTCACGGACATGGCGCAGTACACCGCCGAGGTAGCGACGCAGGAATGCCCGCTGTCTTGGGTGCAGCGCGTGTGCGGCCAGGGCGCTTACTGGCTCGGCCCGGACGACCAGAAGGGTACGCCCCCGATGGACGTCGAAGACGTGCTCACGATGACCGAGGTGTCGATCGACGCGGGCTCGACCGGCCGCCCGAACTTCGCCGCGGACAAGGCCAACTGGGCCACCATCCTGCCACTGCTCGAGCAGTCGCTCGGCAAGATCCGCGCCGCGCAGATGTCAGACCCAGGCATGGCCGAGGCGCTTATCAATATCCTGAAAGAGACGCTGCATCGCATGGACGATCGTCTCGACATCGACGATTTCATCCCGCAGGGCCAGCCGAATCCTCCGCCGCCGGAGCTCCCGAAGACCACTGTGGCGATTCAGCTGAAGGGCACCATCACGCCGGAACAGGAAGCGGTGCTCATGGGCGCCGAGGCCGCGCACTCAGGTATTGGCCCTCCGGGCGGCCCGACGCTGCCGGGCGGCCCGCCGCCGATCGCCGGCCCGAACACGCCTCCGGGCCCGCATCCGCCAGGCGGCGCACCGCCTCCGCATCCGGGCGCCGTCCACAAGACCGGCGTGCATACCGGGCTGAACCTCCCTTCGCACATTCCGGGTACCGCGGTGCCCATGCCCCCGCTTTCGCTTGACAGACCCACGCCCCCTAAGCCGGGCGGACCACCCTCGAAATAACGTAGAGAGCCACCCATGACAACAGAAGAAAATCAGACACCGGCAGCAGAGCTCGAAAGCGACATTAGTGTCGATTCGACGCCGTCAGTAGAGACGCCGGCTGTAGAGACTCCGGCAGCAGATCCGAAAGCGGAATTGCTCAGTGCGATCAGCGCCGGAGTCGATTCAGCTCCCGCCCGCGGCCCCAAAAAGCCAGCTGATGAAGCTGCCGGCGAGGCTAAGGGTGAAGAAGGTAGCGGCGCAGGCAAGGACGAGAAAAAGGACGACGCCAAGGATGCCGCGGACGGTGCTGCTAAAGAGGGCGAGGATAAGAGCACCGAGAAAAAGGCTGCCGATCATGTGAACGATCCTGTTCCTGCTGAGTGGAGTGAACGCGCTCGTGAGCGTATCACTTCTCTGGTTTCTGCGGTCAAGGAAAAAGACGCTACGATCGAGAATCAGGGCAAGCTTGTCGAAGCTGTGATGTCCACTGGCGCGACGCCAGAGCAGTTCGGCGGGATCATCACGTTCCTGCGCGACTTCAACGGGCAAGACCCGGCCGGCCTCGATCGCTGCCAGCAGGCGCTGCAGACGATGCTCGAGGGCGTCGCGCTGCGCATGGGCAAGACGGTGCCTGGTGTGGATTTCCTCTCGAAGCACGAGGATCTGCAGCAGGCGGTGCGCTACGGGCAGATAACCACGGACCACGCGCAGGAGATTGCGGTCGCTCGTGAGGCGCGCAACCGCGCATCAGCGGCGTATACCGCGACTGCGGCTCGCACTAAGTCCGAGCAAGAGGCCACTGCAGAGCGCAACATCGCGATTTCCGAAATGAATGAGCTCGGCGACCAGTTGCAGGCGTCCGACCCGGACTACCAGCGCAAGTACGACCTGATCGTCGGTCCGCTGAGCGAAGCGTTCAAGGATCTGCCGCCCCGGCAGTGGAAAGCGGCCTTTCAGCGGGCTTGGGCCAGCGTGAAGCTGCCCCCGGCGCCTGCGGCGGCCCCGGCGCCCGCGGCCGCGCCTGGCAGCGTGGCAATGGTGCGTGATCCCGTCACGGGCCAGTTCGCCCCGGCGAAAAAAGGCCAGCCAATGAGGCCGGTATCGCCAAGTGGGACGAGTGGCGCAAAAGCGGCTCCCAAATCGCTGCGCGAAGCGATAGACTTCTCGCTGGCGGGGGACGGCAACTAAATGCGAGGGTGCAGCGGGTGCGCAAATCGAAGGCAAAAGCTGATGCGAGCGACCCGCAGCGCGATTCGGTTTATCGTTGGGAAGCCAGCCATGAAACCTGGAACGTCTGCACCCTCACACTCGCTGATTGCCAAGCCCTCGCGGATGAAGCGCTCGCAGGCGAGCGCTGCAAGCCGGTAAAGGTCATTCAGGGCCCGTCGAACCGCTACAGCTGGAACGTTCCGGCCATGCGGACCATCTCGATGCAGGGCCCCAGCCGCCGCGGGCGGGGCGGGATGAACTATGCGACGGTGCTGCACGAGTGCGCGCATCAGATCGGCTTCGATAAGTACGGTGCGAAGATTCAGGACCACGGTCCGGTCTTCATGGCGTACTACCGCAAGCTTCTGCTGAAGTATCGGGTGATGGACGAAAAAGAATTCACGCTGACCTCACGGTATTTTCAACTCAAATGGCACCGGGCACTATAGTTGACCTACTCGAGACGTATGTTGGTCAACCGGCGCTTGTAATCGGCGGCGGGCCCTCCGCGCGCCTCGATCTTCCGAAGCTGGACGAAGCTGGATTCAAGCCGGGCATCGTGATTTCGGCCAATGAGCACGGTTTTCATCAGGGGCACTACAAAGTCGACTTCATCGTGAACGTCGACAAGATCCACTGTGCCCGCCGCATCCACATGGAAGAGTATCTGCGCCCCTACGGCGTCCCAATCATCAACCAGCACTCGTGGGCGGACTATCGGCTCGTTGGGTGGAAGTTCGCGGCCAACTCCGGCGTGACTGCAGTCGCCGTGGCGTGCATGTTAGGCGCCTGGCCGGTCGTAGTGACCGGAATCGACCTTTTCGGCACCGGCCGCGTGTACTTCCACGACGCGGACCAGCGAAACAAGATCCCGCGGCCGAAAACCGGCCCTCCGAGCCACTATGCGAAGCAGCGGATGAAGGAATTGGCTAATTGGAGCCGAAATTACCCCATTCGGCCGGTTTCGGGCCCCCTCAAGGAATTCTTCCCGCTCTGGACGCCAGAAGAGACGTTCGAACGGCCCAAAGCAGTCCCCTATCGTTTGGAGGCAATCAACCAGACGATACGGAGCTACAAGGCGGTCCACGGGCACACTTTCCGCCCCAATGACACGCTCAACGCCGGTGAAGTCGTCCAGCTGTCGCAGGCCGAGGCGAGGCCGGGACTTGACAAGGGCTGGCTTGTTGCCGTCTAATCCGCGGTGAACGTAAGACGTTAAATCAACCGCGCTGCACAGCGCCTCCCCGTCGTTCAGGGTAAGCACAGGTTCGTCGACCTGAAAGCAAGTGGTTAAACCCATTTCTTTCAGGAGACTTCAATGCCTTTCACCACTGAACAGCTGGCGTACGCCGGCAAGGCAGCGATTGACTACTTCCTGAAGAATGACCCGATCGACCAGTACAACATTGCGCATCCGTTGCTCAATAAGTTCATGGGGTCCAAAAAGGACTATTCGGGCGGTCTTCAGTACGTTGTAGAGCAGCTGCGCTATCAGAACGATAGCAACTTCCAGAGCTACTTTGGCGACAGCCAGGTCAGCTACAACCGCAAGCGCACTTTGCAGCAGGCCAAGTACGTTTGGGGCGCCTTCCACGACGGTTTCGGTCTGAACGAGGACGAGCTCGCGCAGAACGGCATCATCATGACCGACGATCGGTCCAGCACCCCCACGGATGCTGAGAAGGTGCAGCTGACGAATCTTCTCGAGGAGAACCTCGAGACGTTGAAGCTGGGCTTTGTCCAGAACTTCGACATCATGATCCACCGCGACGGTACGCAGTCCACGACCGACATTCCGGGCCTCGACCTTCTGGTCAGCACGGTGCCGGCGCAGACGACCGTTGGTGGTATCGACGCCAGCACGAGCGCAAACTCGTGGTGGAGGAATTACAGCGATCTGACCCTCGGGTCGACTGCTGCAGACTTCCTGGAGTCGATGGAAAAGGCATGGCGTTTCTGTATCCGCGTTGGCGGCATGGCCCCCGACTTCATCCTCGCGGGTGAAGACTTCATCGACGCCTATCGTGCAGCTGCCGGTTCTCCGGGCGGCGCGATTCAGCGTCAGGTGTTCCTCGGTGGCAGCACCGGCAACAAGCAGGCCACAACTCTTGATGGCGGCGTCGGCTCGAAGACCTCGACCGGCCTGTACTTCAAGGGCGTCGAAGTGATCTGGGACCCGGTGTTTGACGACATCGACACCCTGGACACGCCGACCGTGCCCTGGAAGAGCCGTTGCTACTTCCTCAACTCGAAATTCATTCAGCTGCGCCCGATTACGGGTCACTGGATGGTTTCGCGCCGTCCCCCTCGCGTGTACGACCGCTATGTACACTACTGGGGCCTGACCTCAAAGGCTGCGTTCACGACCGGCAAGCGCAATGCGCATGCCGTACTGGCGCTGGCGTAATAGGGAGCAAGCAAACATGAGACTTCTCGTTATCAACAACACGGCTACCGATCTGGTCCCGCAGAACACCCCTCCGGGGCAGCCTGCGCCATTTCAGCCGAATTACGACGTGATCGCGTTCAACCCGGATTCGGGCACGGTCGTAGTCGAGACGAGCCCGGATGACAGTTCGTACACCTCGGTTGGCACCGTTCCGGCCAATGGATTCCTGTCCATTAACCTGAACAACCGCTACATCAAGGTTTCGACTGCCAAGACGGTGTATCTGCTCGGTAACTAAGACGATGTAACAACCCCTCGGTACTTAGCGATAAGTACCGAGGGTTTCCTTCACCACCAAACCTCGGAGACATACAATGATTAAAGGCTACCTTCTCCGCGTTCGCCGCAATGAAAGCGTGACCATCGAGGCCGCTTTTCCTGCTTGGGAGCGCCACATTCTTGAGTCCGTACACCCTGAGACGAGCATCGTCCGCGAAGTCCTGATGGACCGCGCGGCGCCGTCTGCCGAAGAGGAATTCGTACGCCTCGAGAATCGCTATCGCCAGACGACCAACGAAGACGGGAGCAAGGGCTCCTCGTTCGTCGCTGCAATCTACGGTCACGCCAATGGCGGCGGCATTCCAAAGCTGCAAGCCGCTATTGACGAGGCAACTGTCGCCGGTGAGCCCGCCGGTGAAGTTGAGGCGCTTCTCGGTGAAGCCACCGCATAGTTTCGAGGGTGGGTGAGTAAGTTGCCCCGGCTTAATCGCCGGGGCCTTTTTGGAGACTCAGGTGCCTGCGCAGTACGAGCACATTCGGGATAGTTACGTAGCCAAGGGCGTCCCGCTCAAGGAAGCGAAGACGATCGCCGCAAAGACGTATAATGCGCATCGCAAGCCGGGGGTCGCGCCCGTAACAGGTAAACCACTTGGCGAAGCACTCGCCGGGAGTAAGTAGGATGGCTCGTACAGAACCAGTCGGCGGCGGCCCCAAGGGCGCTGAAGGTTTCCCGATCGGCGACAAGAAGCACGCTCGGCTCGCCATTGGCGGCGCCACGCGCTCTTTCCGCGCCGGCAACATCTCTGCTTCGAAGGAAGCCGAGATAAAGGGTAAGGCTCGGGCAAAGCTCGGTGACTCACTGGCGGGCAAGTGACCAATCCGACAGTGCTCTCGGTAACGACCGAGTACACGACCGTAAACAACATCCTGCCGGGTGCCGTAGCTACCAACGGGTTCAATCTGAACAGCCCCGTGCTGGGGTCTGTCAGTCCTTCGCCGCCCGCGTTTGACGGCACGGACATCGCCGCGTTTTTCGAAAGCGTGGACGCGAGCGGCACGGCTACGCTCAACTTGATTACGAGCGACGCTGAGCCGCAGAACTTCTTCAACAACATCAGTTTTGAGACGGTCAACTCGGACCTCACTACGACCTCGTATGTGCTGTACGCGCTGGACGCCACATATTCGCTGACGGCCATTCCGGGCTCGTCGATGTGGTCGTGGTCGATTCCTGAGTCGGCTTTCGGCTCCGCGTCGGTCACGCTGTCGGTAACGATCGAAGACCTGACCGACGACTTCAACTGCAATTGCGAGACGGGCCTGATGACGGGCACGCTGGCGCAGCAGTTCAAGCTCGAGACGCTGGGCGCGCTGCGCCGCCGTATGCTGATCCGCCTCGGGTACGCGGCGCAGGCCGACAACCCCCCGCCGGGCATGGTGGACTTCTGCAACGAGTTTCTGAGCGACGCGCAGAAGCAGCTGGACGTCAAATTCCGCGCCCGCAACATGGAGCGCTTCTTCCGCTGGACGATGGTGCCGGGGCAGCGCTACTACGCGCTCAACGCGCCGAACGGCGGCTGTCAGCTGCTGCTGGACCCCTACAAGATTACGTGGGTCGGCTTCGAGGATCTTAACCAGGCGTGGTACAACCTGATCGAAGGCATCCCGCCGGAGTACTACACGCGCGCCAACATCAACTTCGGCTGGCCGGCCCGGTACGAAATCAAGTCGTGCATCGAGATTTTCCCGGCGCCGCAGGCGGCCTACACGCTCTGGATCAAGGGCTACTTCGGCCTGATGCCCTTCGTCGACGGTAGCTCGCACGAGGATGACAACTACACCTCGTTCGACGGCGAGCTCGTCTTCCTGCTCGCTCTGGCGAATGCCAAGGCGGCCCGCGGCCAGCAGGACGCCGGCAACGTGCTGAATCAGGCGTCGAGCTACTTCGGCGCGCTGGTTCACGGCTCGCACGCCACGGCCCGCTACATCCCGCGCACGCGGGCGCAGTCACCTTGGACCCCGCCGCGGTTCCTGCCGCTGGGACCGAACCAAGCATGACAGCCCCGCCCGTACCATTGACCGTTGCTGGGGGCGGTATGACTCGGCTGCGCGTCAAGGGTGCGGCGCAGCGCAACTCGCTCTATCAGCTGACGAATGGCTACGTCACGATCGCGCAGACGGTGAAGGTGCGCCCCGGCACGTTCCGGCATACGAACCTTGGGGCTACGTCCGGGCTGGCGGGGAAAACCTTCGGCTTAACTTATTTCGATGGCAGCTTCCACATCTTCGCGTCGGAAGAGTTGTCGGACATCCCCGACGGCTACACGCTTCACGTCCTGAATCACCCGGCTGTGCAGCAGGAGCTCACCGGGCAGATCAAGAATTTCACGCTGGTCGCGGGCAACACAAACTCGGGCGCCGGCTATGCTGTGCCGCCAGACACCTACACCTGTGGCTCGTTAACCCCGCCGACGTTTGTCGACGGCAACGGCGTTACGCGGACTGTGTGCCGCATGGTGCTCGAGAACACGGGGCTCCTGCTCAAGCTGTCGCTCACCGGCGTAAACATCCCGCAGCTGACCACGTTCAACTACATCACGATTGTCGATCAGGGCGGTACCACGCACACCCTGACGGCGGCCGCGGCTACGTACAACGGTACAGACGACACCAATCAGGCGAGCTCTTGGTCCTGGGTGCTCAGCGGCGCGGTTTGGCTCGCGGCGCACACGTACTCACCGCTTATCGGCATTACGGCGCCCGGCACATTCGCGCCTATCCCGCTCAAAGAGATTCACTTCTCCGCGCCGTTCATGGGCTTCCTGTACGTGGCCGCGGAATTCGATGTTGATTCCGCCACGCGCGAAGCATGGGGCGACACGTATCACTACTGGATTCAGACGAGCGGCGAGTGGACCGCGGATACGGTTTACCAGATCGGGCAGATTGTGAGCCCCACGGTGGCGAACGGCTTTCAGTACATGGCGACACGTATCAGTTCGCCGAATCCGGGCTGGACCGCGAACACGCCTGAAGTCATCGACAATATCGTAGAGCCTACGACACCGAACGGCTACTACTTCACCGTGATCGAAGTCGACGGCGCTAACCCGCTGACGGGCGCCACCGAGCCGACATGGCCGACATCCACCGGGGCCACCGTGGCGGAAGACACGACGGTCGGCGGGAACGACGTGGTAGCCAGTGCGGCGCCGCAGCCGGCGACCAACGTGCCGTCGGCCGGCACCGGCACCAAGTACACAAATCCATACACGGGACCGAGTAAGTCGCTATGACAATCCCGCAATGGTCCCCAGCAACACTCTACAATCCGGGCGACGTAGTCGTTCCCCGGTCGCAGAATATCGTCACGCAGGAGCAGCCGCATAACAACTCCTTCGAAGATGGGCTGACGCACTGGTCGCAGACGGTCGACAGCGGCGGCAGCGGTACGGCTACAGCGGCCACGGACCGCGCGTTCGATGGCAGCACCTCGGCCAAGTTCACCGCGGGCGTCGGGCCGGAACTGCGCGACTCCGCGCTGCTCGAGCTCGTGAACGACTTCATGGCGGACGTGAAGCCGGGGCAAGTCATCAAATTCCAGTGCTACCTGCAGCGTACCAACGTCGCCTTGGGCAGCGTAGCGGGCGTAGCAGACGGCGGCGCACGTATCTATTGGTACGACTCGAGCCATCAGTTCATCAGCTACACGGCAGCCGACACGTACCCTGGTGCGTACATCGCACCGCCGCCGAACGGCACGCCTACAGGCTTCGTTGGTGGTTCGGCTCCATTCGATGCGTGGGTACTCAGCAAGGGCACGGGTACGGCTCCGGCGAATGCGGCGTATGCGGCCGCCGGCATCGCACTGCGCACCAACAACACCGGCGGCGCCGTATGGGTCGACGCCTACACTTGGAACTATACGCATCAGGGCCTGCCGACCGGCCTCGTCTTCGTTGCCACGCAGGCGGATGCGGCGACTTCCGCTGCCACCGAGCCCGCTTGGCCGCTCGAGTCGGGGCTGACCGTTACCGACGGCGGCGTGACGTGGGAGGGTGAGTTTGCCTCGCGCATCGTGTGGCAGGCGAGCCCGATCCTCGAGTCAGGCGACACCGAACCGACGTGGCCGACTACAATCGGCTCGCACGTTGTCGACGCACTCGGCACGGCTCACTCTATATCGTGGGTCGCGGTAGACGGCCGCGTCACAGACACCAACTGCCCGCAGTCGAAGATCGTTGCGATCGCACAGAGCAAAGTTTACGCCGCGGACACCGACACCATTCCGTTCAGCGCGACCACAAATCCGCTCGACTGGACGACGGCAAACGATGCCGGCTACCTGCCGTTCGGCCTGCAGAGCTACGGCGCTGAGCCGTGCGCCGCGCTCGGCCTGTATCGGTCGAACCTCGTGGCGATGAATTCACTCGGCTACCAGATGTGGCAGATCGACCCGGACCCGGCCAACATGGCGCTGCTCGACGCGCAGCCGGTCGGCAGCAAGTACCCGAAGTCGCTTTCGCCGGTGCAGAACGACCTCGTGTTCCTGACCAACTACGGTATCCGCTCGCTGGGCATCTCCGGCCAGAGCGGCAACATTCAGGCGGGCCAGTTCGGCAAGAACCTCGACCCGCTGGTTATCGCCTCGATCGCCACTGGGCTGACCCCGCGCGGGCTGTTCTACCCCGGCACCGGCCAGTACTGGCTGTGCTTCGGCAACACGGTCTACGTGCAGACGAACAACGGCAGTCAGAGCAATTCATGGGGCATGTACGAATTCCCCAGCGACATCGACTACTGGACCGTGGCCGACGGCGTGCTGTTCCTGCGCTCCGGCGACCTCGTCTGGGAAGTCAGCGAAAATGCTCTCTTCGACGACGTGCAAGACCCCAGCAACCAGACCGTAGACTCGGTGGCATTCACCGGCACGATGCAGTGGCAGTATCTGGACTTCGGCACGCTCGGCCAGGACAAGGGCCTCGAGGGCTTCGACATCGTCTGCACCGGAACGGGCACGCTGGCGGTCGGCTGGGACGAGACGAACTTCAACGCAGCTACCGTGCCGTTCGCCTTCGATGGCGACACGCTGCCGGGGCTGGGCGGTCTGCCCTTCGAGCTCACGGCGCCGTCCATACAGGTGCGGTTGACGTTCGACGCAGGGCAGGCTTGGGAGTGGGAAGCCCTAAATGCGTACATAAATACGAAGATGGCAAAGTGATGATAGTATTGGCCGAATGTGGCGGGGAGCGGTAAATGGGTCTTTTCAGCAGTCCAAGTAACGCAGCTGCGCAAGCTGCGGCTGCGCAGGAAGCTCAGCGCGAGAACACTATCTCGACGAACGTCAACGCCATCAATTCAGCGTTCACGGATCGGCAGGGTGAGTACGACCAGTACCGCCAGGCGCTACAGCATCAGTACGAGACTGAGCTCAACCGGCAGCAGGCGATCGCTGGCCGCAACCAGAAGTTCGCGCTCGCGCGCTCCGGCCTGACCGGCGGCTCGGCCGCGGTGGACGCTGGCAAGCTGCTCGGGCAGGAAGAGGCGCAGGGTACGGTCAAGGCGGAGCAGTCAGTCAACAGTGGCGTCGCTGGATTGCAGAACCAGGACGAGGCTACGCGCCAGCAGATGATTTCGCTCGCGCAGTCGGGCGGCGACATTGGCAATGCGGCCATTCAGACAGCTAACCAGTTACGCTCCAATATCGGCAATGCCAAGAACGTCAACGCGGCCTCAGGTCTTGGTGACGTGTTCGGCGCGACGACCGAGTCGTACCAGAACGAGCAGACCGCTTCGGCGCTCCGCAACGGCTTGCTCAAGGGCCAGACATACGCGCAAGCGCAGCCGGGGTCACTGTGAAAGAGCTCTGCCTTCCCGGCCTGAAGTGGAACGAGAAGCTGGCGCTTCTGACGTATCGGTTCAAGCCGATCGAAGACACGAGCACGCCGGTAACTCACATCTTTGAGCCCGGTGTGTATATCCGTGAGATGTTCATACCGGAGGGCACGGTCTTTATCGGCCGGGCTCACCGCTACGGGCACAAGTGCGAACTGGTCAGCGGCTCGGTGCGGCTTATCCTTGAGAGCGGCGACGTCGAGATGGACGCTCCGCACGAGCTCGAGACGAGCCCTGGTTTTCACATGGTACTTGTGGCGCTGACCGACGTGGTCGGCCGCACGTACCACCCCAATCCGACCGAGAGCCGCGACAAGGACGCGCTCGAGGCGGACATCTTTCACCCGATCGAGGAAATGCTTGCACTCGGCGCCGAGGTGGCGCAGCAGTGCAAACTGTTAGAGGAAGTAGCATGACAGGCGCAGCAGTAGCAATCAGCGCGGGCCTCGCAACGGCGGGGTATGCCGCGAACCGTATGGCGACAAACCAGCAGCTGCGGGCGCAGGACCGCGACGCGGCCGCCGGCATTTTGAAGCAGGGCGAGCTCCAGCGGCAGGCGAACAATAATGTCCAGAAGGGCGTTATCGACACCGCCAAGAACAACACGGCGAGCATCGCGCGCAATCAGCAGTCCGAGAACGCGCAGTATGCCGCGGCGCTGGCTCGCGCCAAGCCTACGCAGGACGCAGCCTTCAACACCCAGCCGGGCGCGAGTGCGCGCTACACCGCGGGCGTGAACAACGCCGTAGCTGGCAATACCGCCTTCGGCAGCGACCTCGCAAAGACGACCTCCATCACGGATGCCCCGGCGCTTACGCAGCAGCAGACCGAACAGCAACTTGGCGACACCGCCGGGAAACTGGGTATACTGAGCGACACGTCGAGGAATCAGGACATTTTGACGCAGAACAAGATTAAGGGCGAACAGGCGAATCCGTGGCTGCAGGCGCTGGGCGCCACGCTCAACGGTGCAGCGGCGGGCTACGGCTCGTATGCTGGCGGCAAGCCAAAAGCCCCAGCGGGCTGGGCTCAGACTCCCGGCGGCGACCTTAGTTATGCGGAGCAAGTAGGAGCGGGGTTCTAACATGGCAACTCCAGGTTTGGGCGAATCGCTGGCGGGCTGGAACGCAGGCGGCCGCGGCGTTGCCGGCGGCGGCGTGCTCCCCTCAGCGTTCGCGGAGGCGCAGGGCGAATCGCTCGGCGCCAACACACAGAATGCGATCGAGCAGGCGCAGCTGCGCAAGTTTGAGCTCGAGGCCAAGCAGGCATACGAAGCCAAGCTGAAGGCTGACCCGACGACTGCCGGCCACGCTGGAGTTATCGCGGGTGCCAGCAATGCGGGCTACAACCCGAACCAGCAATTTGAAGCGGTCAACACGGCGAACGACGTGGGCTATCGTGCGGACATTGCGAATCCGGCGACAGACGAAGCGACGCGCGTTGCTCGCGCTCAGGCGCTGAGCCCGAACGGCTTGGCTAACCCGCTCACGGATGCGAACCGGGCCTTTCTCGAAGCCAGAACCAATGACGTTTCGCAGCAGACTGACCCGAAGGTACGGCTGCTCAACGCGCGTACTGCGCTCACCAACATGCAGGCGCAGCACCCGGAATTGTTTCATCCGCAGAGCTCGCTCAATATCCCGGCTGATCCGGCGAAGCTGCGCGCACTCGAGCAGCTTGGCGTAATTGATCCGGGCAGCGCGAGCCGTGCTTCAATTTCTGGCCCCGCAGTGGACGCAGCGTACTACGCCGCATTCCCTGAAGATGCTCCGAAGCTGCCCCCTGGCGTTGCGCCGGCCCCCGGTGCGGCTCCGCGCGCTCCGGCGCCGATCGGCGGTGCCCCGGCCCCGGTCGCCGGCCCGCAGCCCGGCGCTGCGCCTACGCCAGCTGAACGCTCCGCGGCTCTGCCGCCGCTTTCGCCGGGCGGCAATTCGCACGCCGAAATCAGGCAGTCGGATCTGCAATTCGCGTCGACCAAGCCGACAGATCCGGGTGGAAAGATCCGCGCCGGTAACGCGCTTACGGCGCACCTTGGACTGCTGCAGCAGTTGCACGATGCGCAGCAGGCGCATGATGCGCCGACGGTCCAGAAGATCGCAGCCCAACTTGGCTTTCAGGTCGGTGCTGACGATGCCACGACCGCGGCGCTCGCCTCGCATGTTGTCGGCGACGAGCTCAACTCGTTCCTCATTGCTACGGGCGGCGCTGAGCCAGAGCGCAAGCAGATGCAGGGGCACTTCAACCAAGCCTCGCTGGGTGCTACGCAGCTTCAGAGCAATATCCAGGAAGCCCGCGACCTCATGGGTGGTCAGTTCGCCGCGCTCAAGAAGGCGTACTCCACGCCGAGCGCTCGCACTGACGCGCAAGTAGCCGGGTTCAACCGACGCTATATGCTGAGCCCCGACATACTCGACGAGTGGGAGCAGAAGCATGGCCCAGTGACTCGTGGCGGCGCGCGCGCACCGGCGACTGCGGCTCCGGGCGCAGCTGCCCCCAAGCCGGGTGCGGCGGCTGATCCGCTGGGGATTCGATAGTGGCAGACATCACCATCGCTGATGTGCGGGCGAAGTACCCGCAGTATCACGACATGTCAGATGACCAACTGGCGCAGGGCTTGCACCAGAAATTCTACGCGGACATGCCTTATGAGCAGTTCTCCGCGAAGATCGGGCTCGGCCCGAAGATGACGCAGCCGAACATCAGCACCGAGGGGATGCCCCCGGCGCAGGTAAGCCGTCCGCCGCCATCCGCGCTCGAGACTATCGGCAACACGATACACGACTTGCCCGACGCGCTGGCGACCACTGTTTCGCACGGCGTATCTAGCGTGCTCGCGCCGCCGACCGCGCTGGCGGCTCGAGGCTTGGCGACGATCAGCGGCCGCGACCCGAATGCGGACGCCGCCGCGGTGCATCACTTCTTCGATACCACCGGGACGTACCACGCTGTCACTCCCGGCGGTCAGGCCACAGAGAACGACGCGAGCGCCGCGGGGCGCGCTATCTCAGCGCCAGTCGCGCGCGTTGCCGGCGGCATTGAGAACGCAGCCGAGCGCGCGGTTCCCGGCGCCGCGCAGCGTATCGAGAATACCGCAGGCGCCGCCAACGACGTTATTGGCTCGCTGCCGGTAGTCGGTGGGCTGACCCGCGCTGCCAGCATCGCAGGAGAGGCCGCACCGCAGGTAGCCCGCGGCGCCGCCGACGTGGCGCGGGAAGCCGGCTACACCGGGCTCAAGACGCGCGCCGACCTCAAGACCCCCGGCGCCCAGAACATTACCGATTCGCTTATCGCGCATGACGCCGGTGTGGTCCCTGGCTCGAAGATCAACGTAGCCTCCGTGCAGAACGGCCGTGCCATTGGCCCGGCCCGCGTGTATAACCGCATGGAGTCGTCCATGCCGGCCAAGCTGACGCACGACGACAACCTCACCGCGGACCTCAGAGCGGTGGGCGATTCGACCAGTCAGCTGCCGCGCTCCCCGGACGTGGACGCGCTGCGTGAGTCGATGCTCGATCAGCCAGAGCTCACGAGCAAGGAGCTCTTCGCCAACATCCGCGAGGCGCGCGCCCGCTCAGCCGCGGCGCTGGCTTCGGATGACCCGGACAAGGCTGCGCTCGGCCGCGCCTACGGGCAGCTGGCGAATGCCTACGAGGATTTCGCCGGACGCAATATCCCGAAAAACTCCACCGTCACCTTGGAAGACTGGCAGGCGGCGCGTACGAAATTCGCCAAGAGCTTCCTCGCCGAAGAGGCGCTGAAGGGCGGCGAGCATTTCGACCCCGCGGTATACGGGCGCGCGGCGCAGGCCGACCCGACCCTGCTTACCGGCGGCGGCAAGGTGGTGGCCGATATACATAATGCACTCCCGGCGGGCAGCGGCGAGGCGGCCCAGCGCGGCGTGGGGGCGCTGATAGGCGGCGTAGCCGGCGCAGCGGCCGAGCACGCGGCCGGCGGCGGCTTCGGCATGGGCGGCACGACCGGCGCGGTGATCGGCTCTCAGGCGGCCCCGGCCGTTCGCGGGGCGATCCGCGGCTACGCTACGCGCGGCAACCCGACGGCGGCCGCGGCAGCCCCGACCAATCCGGCGCTGAGCTACGTGTATGACTCGGGCCGGGCCCCGCCTGCGCCTCCGCCGGTACCCCCGCCACATCAATTCGAGCTCGAGCCCGGTGGCAGCATAGACCAGTACCGCGGCGGCCAGACGACGCTGCCGCTGCATGGTGGTAGCCCGTCGCCGTTCGCGCCCCCGCCAGGCAAAGTCGGCACGCCTCCGCTGGGCGCCGTGCTGGCGCGCAACACCGGCCGGCTGCCGGTGGCGCAGCAGCCCCCGGAAGGCCGCGGCACGGTGCCCCCGCAGCGTGTGGTCGTGCCGCCTCACGTTGACGAGAATCCTACACCGCCGTCCGGGCCGGCCCCGCAGCCGCTGCCCGTGCCGGCCGCAGGCGTGCAGCCGCCAGAGGGCCAGCTGCCCCGCCGGCTGGGCGACTTCCTGCGTGGGGGCGGCTCCGAGCCCCTGCCGTCGACTGCCCCGCCAAGCCCGAAGGCCAAGCCCGAAGGCGGCGACGCGGCGACCGAGCGCCTGTTCGAAGAGGCTGTCGCGCGCGACGCTGAGCGGGCGCACGCGGCCAACGCCAAGAACGGCGGCAAGACCAAGCGGCAGCTTGGCGAAGAATTAGCACGGCGGAGCGCCCGGCGCGCTTCAGACGCCAATGGCGAGTAGGATTCGAGTCCCCATAGTCGGGGGCAACAACAAGTCAGTCGTCATCGACTCGGGCGCCACTGCCGGTGCCACCATTGGCGTCGACCTCCGCGGCCCCAGCGGCAGCGTCCTGACCGTGGCGCAGCTGGCCGCCCTGCTGGGCGTCGGCTCGAGCTCGAGCTCGGACCAGAATGTCCAGTGGATACGCATTCTCAATATCCCGCCGAACATCACCCAGCTGGCCGCCCTCAGCGGGCAGGGCGCGGTGGTGCGCGACTCGGATGGCACCTTCCATACCCGGAACTTCCCGATCGTCGAAGGCGGCGCGGGCGGTGACGGCGCGGACGGCGACCCCGGCCCGCCGGGCGCTCAGGGCCCCAAGGGCGACACCGGCAACGACGGGCCGCCCGGCACGGCCGTTCCAGGCCCTGCAGGCGAGGATGGCGCCGACGGGCAGGATGGCGACCCAGTGCCCGGCCCTACCGGCCCGACCGGCGCTACGGGCGCTACAGGAGCTACGGGCGCAGATGGCGCGCAGGGCCCCGCAGGGCCGCTAGGCCCCGCAGGCGATGAGGGCCCGGCTGGGCAGGACGGCGACCCGGTGCCCGGCCCTACGGGCGCTACGGGCGCTACTGGGGCTACTGGCTCGGCCGGCGCTGACGGCCCGCCCGGTGCGCAGGGGCCTTCCGGCCCTCCGCTCGAGGGCGACGTTGGCGCGGAAGGCGAGCAGGGCCCCCCTGGCATGAACTCCTCGGCGCTCATTCAGCAGCGCGGCGGTACATGGTCGAGCGTCATCGCGCTCACCGTGCCGGCGAGCGACATCCCTATCACGATCGCCGAAGACTGCACGATTACCAGCGCCGCCATCCTGACCGAAGGCGGCACGGGCTCCTGCTCCATCGACATCTGGCGCACGCCTTCGGGCTCGGCGAACTACCCGCCGACGGTGACGAACACCATCATGAATTCGCCGCTACTCGTGAGCGGCGGCAAGTATTACCTGGATACCGCGCTGACCGAATTCAACTCGGTGGCGCTGTCGGCCGGCGACTCTGTCCTGTTCCACCTCAATTCGACCAGCATCTTTACCAGCATCGTCATCCTGCTGACGCTCAAGCGTGTAGGCTCGACTGCCTCGGATGGCTACACGGATGCGCGGGCTATCGCCGCGGTCGAAGGCTCTTCGCCCACGCTGACTGGCTCGTGGACATTCCAGCCGACCGCTGGCAACAACGTCTACGTTCAGAATGCTGCCGATCTGCCGGTACAGATCATAGGGTCGGCCACCACGGGGCACTCTGACGGGCTTCAGATCAACGCGGGCACCAATAGCTCGGACACTGCGTTCGACGTGGCGGATAATACCGGCGTCCACGACTACTTCAACATCCGCGGCGACGGCGTGGGCACCTTCGGGCCGCCCACGGGCACCGGCATCTCCAACTTCACGTTCAACGGCAGCGGCGCCAACAACGCGCTAGCCGTCGTATCTGTCAAGAGTGGCAGCACCGCTTACGGTGTGGCGATCAAGGCCGGTAACAGTTCATCCGACTGGAGCCTGATATGCCAAGACTACACGGGAGCCAAAAACTATTTCGAAGTGCGCGGTGACGGCGCAATCCTCGGGTACGGCGCCACGGTAGGCGGCGCTGTGGATATGACCCCAGACACCGGCACGTCCACGCTCACGCAGACTGGCGGCACCACTGCCCCCACGGTAACGGCCGTATGGGCGAAGATGGGCAACGTGGTGATGATGCAGATTCCGGCTTTCGCGGCGATGACCAGCGGCAGCAACGCGCTGACGTTCACTGGTTTGCCCGCCGAGATAACCCCTACGCGAAACTGGGTACAGCTAGTGCCATCCTTTTGCTTCATCGACGCCGGCTCGCAGTTGACGGCCGCGGCTATCGTCTCTGTTGACGTCGCATCCAGCGGCACCATCAGCGTGCGCAAGAACGGCTCCCTTACGGGCTGGACTAATACTGTCACCAGCAAGGGGTTTAACAACGTCTCCCTCACACTCTATTGGGCGCTCAATTAAGGCACCACCATGACCACCGCATCAACCAACACCGTTTTCGACCACACCTCAGACGCGGGCTTCCGCACTTGGGGCAACGAGCTGATGACCATGCTCATCACCACGCTCGGCCTCACGCAGACGACCGACACGGGCCAGCTTGCGTTTCCGATGACGGCGACGACGCGTCCCGCCACGACCACAGCGGCCGGGTACTACATCCTCAAGTTCAACGACACGCTCCAGAGCACGACGCCGATCTTCATAAAGATCGAGCCGGGCACCGGCGGCACCTCAACGTCTCCGGGGCTGTGGGTCACGGTGGGCACAGGCTCTAACGGCTCCGGCACGCTAACGGGCCTTAGCTCGCGCGCGTCCTGCACGGTCAACGCCGGCCCCCTCAGCACCGTAACGAACTACACTTCGCGCGGTTGCTACAACGCGACGCAGGGCGTGCTGTGGATAGACTTTAAACAGAACGGGGCTGTCGCTAACGAGTCCATGTACTCCTTCATGGTTATCCGCAGCGTGGATAACACGGGCGCTCCGACTTCAGCCGCCATAGGATTTCAGGCGGCAGCAGCGGCGGCCAACACGATCAACGGCAATAGCGGTATGCCGTTCCAGTGGTACAACGCGGCCACGACCACATGGCTCGCGCTCGGCGGCGGCGGCGCGGGATGGGTCGCTAATAACTGGTGTGCCGTACCGTGGGGCACGTCGAACTCGCAGCTTTCCACTATCGTAGGAACCGCCGGATATGTTTTCCCGTGTTGGCAGTATGCGCCTACAGCCAGCGCGCCCGGAACCGGCATAACGAATGCTTTTGCAATGGCTAACCTGACTGAAGTTTCGCTCGGGTCCACTGTGACGGTGACTATCCTCGGCAGCACATCGCTGACGTATATCTGCGGGCAGGTGCCTAGTACCTCCATCGCCAGCATAAACCTCGGCCTCACCAGTTACGGTGTTCTGAGGCTCTGGCAATGAGCAACACGTTCACCCCGATTACCCCGTTTCCGACTGGCACAGCCGCGTCGCCCGCCGTTGCGGGCATTGTCGCCACAATGAGTAGCGGCGGCGTGTCGCCGCCGACGCCGTTGCCGGAGGGGGGCTTCTCGATGAGCCCCGTGGCCCCCCTGCCCGTGACCGGGACCGGGCAGGCATCGACAGCGATATGACGTTCCTATACACTGACCCCAGGAGGGTTTTTCCATGACCATGAAACGAATCGTCGGTCCTACTCAGCTGAGTAATACGGCCGGCACCCTGTACACCGTTAGCTCGGGGCAGAAGGCCACGCTGAAGCGCATCCATATCGTGAACACCGACTCCGCAAGTCATACGTTCACGCTGTCGATTGGCGCCGATGCCGCGGGCACGCGCCTGTACATGACCACCACGATCGCAGCCAACGGTGGGTACTTCGACGACTACGCGAACTACACGCTCGAGGCCGGTGAGATTTTCCAAGGTTACGCGGATAGCGCCAGCAAGCTGACCATCACGGTCAACGCTGACGTGTCGATAATCTAATGGACGTCAAAGCTTGCGCCAGCGTAGCGCTTCAGCTGATTTCCAAAACACAGATCGCGGCAAACGACGAGTCGCTCGACGCCGTCATCGCAACACGGAACATGTTGCGGTGCCTGGCGTCGGGCGAGTTTGTCATCGTGACAGCGGCACCGGCGCAAGCCAGCACGCCGCCCCCGCCCGGTGCAGAGGTCTAAGGTGGATACAACGGGATTCAGCCTTTGGGAGATAGCAAAGGGCGGCTGGGTTGCGGCGGCTATGATCGTAGCGTGGGTCGGCCGCTCGCACATGAAGCACGACTCCGAGCAGTTCACGGAAGTCGGGAAGAAGCACGACACCGCCCTGGCGGCTGTAACGGACCGGCTGACAGAAGTCGCCGATCAGATGTCAGCGAACCACACCCAGATCCTCACGATACTGCTTCGGCAGAATCAAGATCGCGTGGACGTAGCGTCGGCACTGGCTGCCAAGCGCCCCTGACCCACGGCCAGTCGGACGCCCACGGCTTTGTCCCGCCGTTGAACTGCACGAGTCTTGCGTCTACCGGGGGAGCCAGTCTCGATATGCCGGGGTCGCGGACTGAGTAGATTCCCGCGGCTCTCGACATGTAGGGCTCGCGCTCTGCGAGGCAGTAGCTAATCCATCCTTGGTCTGAACCACGGTATCCCGCCCGGCGGGCAGCTGCGATTGCGTTGCGAGGTGAGGCCACGAAACCGTCCCACACTTTGAGTCGCGTTCCGGTTGATATAATGTAGATGCCTCCGCCAAATCTTTTGCGGCGCACTCCCCAGTCCCGGTACGGATACCATCCGACAAATTCACCCTGCAGTTCGAATAGTGGCGAAAGATCGCCGAGGACCACGACGTCAATGTCCAGGAGTAGACATCGTGATCCGAGAAGCCGAGCAGCTTCAGAGAACATCCAAAGTCGTCTATAACACGAAGGAAAGCGAGGGCCCTCTGGGGAACGCAGATCGGACAAGAGGGCTGCTTCGGGAGGGGTGGCAAGGACGTTGACGTGTTCACTGAATTGTTCCTTGGGTGAGTCGGTGATGCAGATGAAATTGTAGGGGCCGCCGCTCATGTGGCGGTTAATCATTCGCTCCATGATATTGACGTGGGCCGGCGCGAAGTTGCGCGTGCCGCCCCAGAGCCATGTGACTATCGCGCGCACGCCAGCTTCAGCAGGAAGCCGCCGGCACTTCCAATGTCGATCGCGTGGTGGTACTTCGACAGGCGGTTCGCCAGGCAGGTAGCCGTGGGGCCGCACGACATGATTATCACGTCGGGCTTGCCGGAGCGCAGCGCCTTTTCGAATTCGTCGATGCGGGCATATGACTCCCGGTGCGGGCACTCGACGTGCTTGATCTTGCGCGCCGTCAGGGCCAGCACCTTCATGATGGAGTTGGCGGGCTCGGCCAGCACAGCCACCGTCTTGCCAGCCCACAGCTGCGAAATCAGATTGTAGTAGGCGCGCGTGTTGATCCACGGGGCGCTGTCTGGGCGGCTGATGAAGGCTGAGCCGTAGGTGTACTCCGGCACGATCGCGGCTTCGAAGCGCCGCTTGTGCCGCTGCCAGTTGCCGCCCTTTGGCCCCTCCGGGTCGAACGTGGGGATGCACGGCAGGCACCGGGCCCGCGGCTGCTTCAGGATGGCGCTGAGCTCGGCGGCCAGCTTGGGGCTGCCGGGCTCGCGCACGTAGCCGGTGCCCGCTGCCATCTTTATCTCGCCGTCACCGAAGCGGGACAGCGACCATCCCTCGAGTGCCATCTGTATCGTGGCGAATTCGCTCATGACTTTCATGAGAAGCCTACCATCGTCAGCCAGTTGCGGATGCGTGCCTCGTGCGTGGCGCCGTGCTGGATCTGCTTTGAGCTCAGCACGCTAGGGTGGGCCAGAAGCCGCTCCCGCGTGGCGGCCAAGTGGCCGTGCAATTCAGGGATCTTGTGCGCGTCGAACATCACCAACGTATGTGTCGGCAGGCAGTTGTTGTCGATCAGGTTATCGAGGACATCGAGCTCCGCGCCTTCGCAGTTGAGCTTCATGTATACCTCGTCGTGATCGGCGATGTTGGCGGCAAACCAGTCGGCCGCGTCTCGCATCTGGCAGGTAGTGTAGTGCGTGCCGCGGCCCTCGCGCTGCCAGAGGCTCGCGCCCATAGAGCCCGGATCATACAGCCGCACCTTGGCGTTGCTGCCCCACAGCCCGAACTTCTCGATGATGGCGGGGTATCCAAGCGCCAGTTTGCTCAGGATAGGCCAGTGCTGGGGCACGGGCTCGAAGCAATGAATGCGATCGAAGGGCAGATCGCGGACAGCCTTCAGAGTCTGCCCGACGTGGGCGCCTACGTCTAAGAAGATTTTCATAGCACTTGATGCCAAGGGAAGTTGAGGGGCTTGATCGGCTTCAGATGTCCGAAGGCGCGCTTGCGCCGGCCGTACTCTGCGGTGTCCCGCGAGAGAGTGTGTTCGCTTGAGTCTGGCACAACGCTGCGGGTGTAGACGTCCAGCGGGAAGGCCAGCACATGCGGCGTGCCCAGCGCCTCAGTAGCGCGCCGGAGAAATACCCCGCCGCCACCGAGGCAGCCAGCATAACGTTCATCGTAACCTCCAAGATCGAGATAGGCTTTGCGCTTCATGAGGTAGCTGTCGATGTGGGGCTTTATCTCCCCATGTTCTGCGTCTCGTGGGAGACTATCTTTGTTGCGCGTCTCGTCGGCCATGCCCACGCGGAAGCGCCGGAAGCGGTACCAGTCATCGTGTGCCGCGGGCAGCCACAGCATGAGCTCAGCCATCACGTTCGCCGACATGACGTGGTCGATGTCGACGTGCATGATCCACTCGGTTGTCGCCACATGGGCGCCGAGGTTACGCGCGCCGTTGCGGTTCCACGGGATGTCTTTGGTGATGCGGTACAGGCTCAGCTGGCTCGGCGGATGGTCGATGTACTGCTCCGCATCCTCCGGGCTGCCGTCGTCCACCAAGATGACCTTCACGTCGGTCGGGTAGTGTCGCCACTGCGTCATCTGCAGCTGCAGCATCAGCGGCTGGCGGTAATAGGGAACGATCAGAGTGAATCCGGCGGGCATTGCTCGAGCTCCTTCGTTGCCGGGTTTACCCGGTAGACCATCGTGCGGCAAGTGTTGTCGCCGGCCTTGAGATTTTCCTGGTCCCACGACTGGCTCTTCGGCGGCGCGTCATGGTGCAGATGCCACGCGGCATCGCAGCCGGCGAGGAACGTGAACAGGATGATGACTAGGGCCATTTGCACACCTTGCAGATCAGGCGGCCGCAGGGACACGTCTTCAGGGGCTCCCCAACAACCATAGCCGGATGCGGCGGCTTCTCCAAGGCCCACTTGAGGTGATCGGCCGGCTTCGGCGAGTG